TGAACCGCTGCCCTTCAAGTCATACTCGCCTACGTCATGGGCGTCCTTAGCGTGTGGCTTACGCATGTGACTAACAATGATAATACTAACACCTGTATTCTTGGCAAGCTTGAGGCACTTGTCCATGAACGCATCAATGGTTCCATTCTCATTACTGGTCACCGCTGCTTGCAGAGGGTCTAGTATTATTATATCACAATCTAAGCCTTTAACCAAGTATTGCATCTTAGCAAATAACTCGTCAGCCTCTAACGCACCTTGATGATCTAAGATGTGTAGCTTGTCACTGTTTGCCATCTCGTCATACTTCTCATGGTACAGATTGTAATCCCTGTCCTCATTAGATACATCTGCAATGTTAGTACCCATGTACACTGATAGTAGCTTCTCTACTGTCTCGCCAACGTCAGCCTCTAGGAACACACAACCGATCTTCTTAGCACTCTCTACGTACATACCATGCACTAGGTTATAAACCATAGTGGTCTTACCTATGGACGTTAGGGCGCCTATGACTGTCACCTCACCTGCTGCGATACCGCCATTCATCATGGCATTAAGACTACCAAAGCTTGCAGGTAGTGGTGTTACCTCTTCTGTACCTCGCTTAAGAAACTTATCCCATACGTCAGGGTCACCTAGGCTTACAACACCCTCAGGCTTGTAGGCCTTGGCATCCCACCAGCATTTAGTGTACTCACGTACCCTGTTGGCCTTGAGCATATCGCCAGCGTCCTTAAGGGGCAGGGTGCATACCTTGGCCTTACGAGGGCTAAACAGCGGTAGAACGTCCTGTGCGGCCTTGATACCTGCCTCGTCTGAGTCAAAGCATATGACTACCTTATCAAATGTCTCTAGGTACTCAAGGCTGGCCTTAACGTCCTTGACTGCGCTGTTGGCGCCTGAGCGAATAGATACGGCAGGGAAACCACCATTCATCTCATACGCTGCCATGGCGTCTATCTCACCCTCTGTAATGGTTATGTACTTACCACCTGCTGCAAAGGATTGCTGACCAAACAAGCCAGCGCTGCCTAGGTCGCCTGTGGCATAAAAATCCTTGGTCGCTACATTACGCACCTTAGTGCCTACGACTTTGTTACCCTCCTGATTGTGGTATGGGTAATGGTGCTTACTAATGCTACCATCCTCACCATTCTCTACTGTGACGCCATAACGCTTGGCTGTATCCATGCTTATGCGTCTATCCTGTATTGCTGCTATTGTGCCTGTCATTTCTAAAGGCCTCGCTCTTGTCTTATTAGTATTAACTACTGACCCATCACCATGTATGTACGCATTACATGAGAAGCACACTTGATGATTGTCTGAGTAAATAGCATTAGCATCCGATGAACCACAAGAGGAACAAGGGCCATGCTTTACAAAGGTACTCTCTGTCTGTTCTTTACGCATATAGCTCTGTAAGCTCCTGTGGTGCGTTGTAAGAGGCCTAGCCCTAAGGGGAATAGTAGGGCTAGGGGTTAACTTAAGAGGCCTTAGAAGTCCTCGTCTGTGTTGCTAGTGGCAAGCTCCAGTACCTTGACCTTATCGAGGTATGGGGTAAAGCCATGTACAGGGTGCTCATCACCTAGGCTGTACTGTACACGTACCAAGGAACCACGTGTAATGGCGCCCATGAACTCGTCACCATTGGCCTCATATAAAGGCACGTTGAACTTAGAGGCAAACTTGCGCTGCTGCTGCCCCTCATAGGTGCGCATCTTAACGCCCTGCGCCTCTAGCTGCGTGATTGACGCATCGTCTAGGGTAACTGTCAATGAATACTTACCAGTTGACTGCCCCTGATAAAGCTCATGCTCTGTTAGATTGACAAATGCTGCACTACCATTAATTACTGACATAAAATTATCCTTTATGGGTTTTATTAGGCTTGACCATTATTGACCAAGCACTAGGGTAAAGACTAATATGTAGTTTATATGAACTACTTAAGAGTCTTAAGGTAAACTTTAATTGATTCATTATGAATTAACTAAAAGAATTTCTTTTGTTCTTAGGTATATTATACCAAACGTGTTAAACCTTGTCAACCTCAATATGTCCTTTCATCACAATTAAGGTCAATTAGGTCTGTATACTCCTCCTCTAATAGTTGAGTAGTCTCAATGATCTTATGCAACCACTCAGGAATACGTGTGTATTCACCTGTCTTATAGTTGAAGTGGTAACCATAAAAGTCGTCAATTGTAAGCTCACCAGCGACACTCATGTGCCATACTACCTCAATTTCGAGCATTACAGTCTCATTTAGAACATCAATCTCAATATTTATTGTTGAATTAGCCATGGGCTATCCCCTTTAACTTCGTTTATGTTAATGTCTACTTCTAAGTCAACATTATAACTTGCTTCATTTGAGTATGTCAAGCACTTTCCGCACAAATCAATAAATAAATCTGTATCTTTGTCTTTTCTACTCAATTCTATGTCATTCAATATGACGTTACACGCTTTACATCTCATTTTGTCACCTCATTTTTAAGTTTATGTTCAATCCATTCATCAAATGTATAATAATCTAATGGGTAACCATATGCAACCCCTTTTACTTTAGGCGTGAAGGTCTCTATAAGCTCGCCTAAGGCCTCTTCATTCCCATGTAATACCTTACTATCACCTATAAGCTCGGCAAGCACAGGCGCTAATTTAGAGCGCCCTAGGCCTGTGGTTGCTTGTATGTGCTCAAGCGTTAAGTATGGTTCACTCCAGTTTAATTCAAGCAGAGTATTGTATACTTCGGTCGCTTGAGTGCTTAGTTTACTTTTGCTCATGGCTTGCGCCTCCTTTCTTTAGGTTTACTATTAGCTCATTAGCTTTTGCTATGTCTATCATTACGCCATGATCACGTAAACTAGCAACCACTAGTTCTGGGTCGCTTAAGGCGATAGCAAATTGAAAATTAAAATCATACTGTATATCATCAAGTTTGGTTAATAGTGTACTCATGGTTAACCCCTTGCATATTGCATCATAAATCTAATGTGCTCAAGTCTAGCAGCGCCTTTGCGACTTGCTAGGTTCCCTAACCAAATAGCAACATCATTGCCACTCTTAACCAACCCCGCACCAGATACCTTTGGTTTCAAATTTACCACCCTTACCCGCTGTTATCCATTGCCCTGCCTGTAAACCTTTTCTCTGCTCTTGTGTTAAAGACCAAATGTCTACTGTTTTTTGATACTTTGCCATGATAATTTATCCTTTTTTATATTTAGTTTAAAGCCACGTGTGTAGCGTAAATGATACAGAAGACGCCTATTAAGCCGCCTAAGGCGCTTAAGCCTATGCTAAGGTACTTGTCTAGCCTTTCTTGCTTGCGTACCTCACAGGAGGCCTGTAGGCGCTTGTGTTTGTAGTCTTTCATTGTGTTACCTCTTTTTTTTGTTACGTGCTTTATTTTTCTTTGCTTGGTCGCGTCTAAACTGTTTATTGGCTGGTGATTCTGTGAGGTATGCCCACAAAACCCATAATACTATAGGCCACATAATAAACGATACTAGACTGATAATAGCTTCTAACATGGCTTGCGCCTCCTTTGTTTAGTTATTCAATACCATAGCCTGATATAGTACCATCATGTGACACAGTACACAATTTTGCCTTGCTTACTTTGTCGCTTGTGCCTTTAATGACAAAGTGAGGCGCTTTGTATGGGTTATATGAGACTATTGTATCCTTATACGTTGAATGTATAGCGCCTAAGGCTGTACATCTTTGCAAATAGCGTCCTTTGTATGGCGTAAAGCCTATAGTATTCAATAGTAGGCCTTTCACGTATGCATGTACATTCTTTTGCTTTTCCTTAAGCACTCTCTGGCGTCCCGCTTCGTTAACAACAAAGTCTGCCCATGCTATATCTACGCTTTCCGCATGGCCTAACACAAGGCCACTAGAATCGCTTTTTATACTTATTAAGCCGTTATGTAAATTTCTGTATACTGATACTTTCATTGTGTTACCTATCCATTAGTTTATAAAGTATATAGCTTAGAACCACAGGCGCCATGAGAATAGCGCCTATTAGCATTAAATCATTAATTAGATACATGTTAAGCCACCATAGTGCTAGGGATAACCATAGCAGATTTAAATTTACTTGCACCGCTACCATGTACAGTAATGGCGACATTCTTTTTGGTACCATCACACAGGCCACAGTCTACACATTGTAAGCCCTCACTATCTGCTAGGCATTCTATTTCGCCTTCTGCTAGGCTATCGCCTTCTAATGCTACCCTGAACGTGTGAGCGCCCATAGATTGATATTTACGGGCTTGCTTAGGCGTATCAGCGCTTACCATGCACAAGTCTATAAAGCGCTTGTCAAAGCCCTTATGCGCTATTTGGTGCGTATATCCTGTATGACCTAGGCCTAAACCAGCAATTAAGGCCATGGTGGTATATGGTGCTGCGGCTGGATCACCATAGGCGCCTAAACGTGTCTTTCTGTGTGCAAAATAGGCGCCATGTAAAGCCATGTCAAACTGTGGATATATACCACGCTTAAAGCCCTTGTATACGGCATTAGGCGCTTGACCTACATTTACATAACAAGTAGTGCCACGGTGAGGGCAATGACCACACACGTTTTCATCAGCGCCTGTTTTAATAGCTTCCACGGGGTTTGTATTCGCGTCCAGTATCCATGTCTGTACCATGTCGCCAGTTTTATCATTAGTGGTTTGCATAGTAGCAATGACTACAATTTCAGCGCCTGTGAGCATTGATGGGCCTTGATACATAATGTACCCACGTGATTTGGGTGCTTTAGTTTTAACCTTAATTTTGTTGGTGCCTAGTAACATGGTGATACCTCAGTTATTGTTTATGTTTGCGTTATGTAATTGGCCTAAGTGTAACTCAAGCCAATCAGAAAACACAAATCTAGTGTTATACGTGACTAAACCAGCCTTTATTGAAGCGCACTAGATACGCATAATTACCTACCATGGCCTGTAGTGCCAGAATTCCATTAGTATCTGTGACTGTGTATCCTCCTGTGGTCTTCTCTACAGTCATGGCGGGATGTTTACGCATGGCCTTAAGTATGCCTTGTAAGTCTTTCTTAGGCACTTCACGGCTTACAAATTGCGGGTTAATATATCGTTTAGTCATTATGTGCGCTTCTTATAGTTTGACCATGCTTTTAGCTCATTATCGTTATAGTAGTGTCCATTGTGAAAGCCACCATTAGCCCAAGTCCATGTGACAAACTCTAGCTTTTGATTTTGAGCCATAACTACATAATGATGATCGTCATGGAAGTCTGTATCCTTCCACGCTAGTATAGCCACTCCTTTACCTCTAGCAGTGTTAAACATATGACGTTGAGCCGCCATGCTAGCCTCTAGCCATTCCTCATGCTTAAGGCCTTGTGCGTCTATTTGTGCGTCAGTAGTGTAGTTAGTCATGGTGTTACCTATATAGTAGTGCGTTTGGCCTTATGCCTCGCTACTAGACTTAATGCAATACACGTGCCAACAATGGCAAACGTAGGCATGGTAAGGGCTAGAGGCTATATAGGCATAAGCAAGGCATAGCACCAATGCACCATAGTAGTGCAATAATATGACGTTATATTGACACTATTGCCTGATAGCTAGGCATAGCAAGGGCTAGAGACACGCACCATTGTAGTGCTAGGGCGCACCAATGTAGTGCGGGTATCTTAAGCAACTATCGTGCCAATAACCTAGAATCGACGTAAAAACATTAGTCATATGTTTGCTTAGGTTTTACACTAAACACGCTTAGAACGGCTTATATAAAGCCTCAGGCACCTGTGGATAACTTATGTGACTTATGTACAGGTTATGCACAGGTTACTCATGTCTCCATAGGCACCCACACTGGCACACACTTGTAAACCTGTGACTACACAAGCCACAATAGTCACGCTATTGACAACCGTAGTAAACCTGTGGTAACTCAAGAACCTGTGGATAACCTGTGGATAACTCAAGTCCTTAGGTAGCCTGTGGATAACCTGTGGATAACTCAGGTGCCTTGAGGCTTGTGGATAACCTGTGTGTAACCTGTGTGTAACCTGTGGATAACTTAAGAACCTGTGGATAACTTGGGGGGCGGGGGCGTGGCGCCTGTGCTGCTAATGTGTGGTAGGCGCCTAAGCACAAAAAAGTAGCATTTTACTTTGACAAAAGTCAATAAAAGATTACAAAAGAAAACACAGGTAAACCCTTGGTGTACATGGGGATGAGAGTTATTCTCATGTGTAACCTAAAGGAACATTGGGTTACATAGAGTTACAAAAGAAACACAAGAAATATATTGACATTCTGCTCTAAATATGTTATAATATACTTAAGTTGTAAAGCTTCTTCTTAAGAACCTTTTAGTTATTCATTAATGATCAATTAAAGCATTACTTAAGAATCTTTAGTATACTTAAGACTCTTACAGTTTATTCATAATGAATTGATTAAAGATTCTTAAGTATACTTAAGTAAGACTCAATCTCAACAAAGAGGTAATTGATTTGTCAATAACAAAAGAACCCGCAGTTGCTAAACGCAGAGGTAGGCCACCTAAGTCAACACTAAAGAAACCTAAGGGTATTATTGGTCGGCCTAAGGGTGACGCTACAATTATCAATGAGTACAAAGCTAGGATGCTTGCTTCCCCTAAGTCAGCTAAAGTCCTAGAGGCTATCTTTGATGCAGCCTTAGACAATGACCATAAGAACCAAGCCTCAGCATGGAAGCTTGTAATGGACAGGGTAGCTCCTGTAGCAGCCTTTGAGAAAGAAATCATTAAGGGTAGTGGTAAGTCATCCATACAGATTAACATCACTGGCGTAGGCTCTACGGACATCTCAGGTTCCCAAGACACAGATGCCCAAGAAGGGGAATACGAAATAATATGAGTGCAGACTTAAACATAGAGCTATTAGATTGGCAGAAGGAAGTATGGGCAGACCCTACTCGCTTTAGAGTAGTAGCCGCAGGACGAAGGTGTGGTAAGTCCCGCCTAGCTGCTTGGCTTCTTATTGTCAATGCCTTACAAGCCGATAAGCCTAACTCCCATGTCTTCTACGTAGCACCTACCCAAGGTCAGGCTAGAGACATTATGTGGAGTCTTCTAGTAGAGCTAGGCCAACCAGTAATCCGTAGTTCCCATATCAACAATATGCAAATAACCTTAGTCAATGGTGCAACCATAAGCCTTAAGGGAGCCGATAGACCCGACACAATGCGTGGCGTAAGTCTTAAGTTCCTATGCTTAGATGAATATGCAGACATGAAACCTGAGGTGTTTGAGGAAATCTTAAGACCTGCATTAGCAGACCAAAAGGGTTCTTGCTTATTCATAGGCACACCCAAGGGTCGTAACCACTTCTATGACTTATACAAGTACGCAGAGCTAAGTGGGGATGATGATGTAACCTTTAGTGCTTGGCACTTCACAAGCTACGACAATGAAACCTTAGACCCTGAGGAGATAGACGTAGCTAAGAAGAGTATGTCAACCCATGCTTTCCAACAAGAGTTTATGGCCTCCTTTAAGAACCAAGGTTCTGAGATGTTTAAAGAGGAATGGCTCCAATTTGGCACTAAGCCTACAAGT